GCAGTCCTCTACGCTTCGCTTCACGGCGTTATCGCGCGTTGTTCCAGGGTGCAGGCTCATCGCCACCACCGAGGAGAAATACATATCCCACGCGATCCGCTCGGTGCCTTCGAGCTTCATACCCCGGCCCCCGTCGCATCGACCCATCCGGCGGTCTTGTACCAGATCGGTTTCCCGAGCGTCGTGTCGAAATACGGCTTCCCGGTATATAGCCCCTTCGTCGGCCTGTTCGCAGTCGTGCCTGAGTTCTGCACGTCGAAGATCATCGTAAAGCTCGCCATCAGCCAGTTCGCCCAAGGCTGCGACCAGAGCGCGCGCTTATCCTGTACCGGCAGCGCGCCGTTCAACGGAGGGGGGCCGTAGCTCATGTCCGTGGCCTTATTGCCCCGAAGGTGAAGACCACCTTCACGGGATCAGTGACGCGAATCTTGAACGTCCAGTCCCTTGCGACGCCAAGCCGACGCCAGACGACGCGCGTGAGGTACGCGCCGATCGCCCCGATGGTCGTGCTAAGAATGGCGCTCCAGGTATTGCCGTTGTCCTTCGAGTATTGCAGCATCGCCTGCGGATCGGAGCCTTGGCCGCTCGCAAGCCCGACGCCGGTCTCCATATCGACGTAGAGTTCGTCGATCACCACGCGGTCATTCGCGCGAAAGACGTGCCGCGATACGATCTCCCGAGCTATCGCCTCGCCGTTATCGGTGTACGTCTCCGGATTGAGTTCGTAGATATTGCCGTTCGAGTAGTCCGCGATCAGCGTGCGCGTGAGGAAGTTCAGCTGCAACTCCCCGCGATGCCGCGCGCCGTACAGGCCGTACTCAAGCGGCGACCAGAGGCCCGTGGTCGCATCGTAGAGCCAGCTTTTCATGGCGGTCGGGAAATTGACTTGCAGCATCGGATGCCCAGAGAGCATATAGGTGAACGCCACCGCGTCCGATACGTCCGCGTAGCCGTTGATGATCGCATCCAGCTCCGGCGTGCTGATCGGCTTCGGGACGTAGCCGCTGATCCAGTAGACCTGGAAGCCACCGGAGGCGGCGGCTTGCCCGACAAATGCAACGCCGGAATTGAATTGCGACATCGACCAGCGCGCGGCCAAGCCGATTTCAACCGTCGCGCCCTTGACAGCCGAGAACGGGAAGTCCAGCGCCCCGGTATTGCCCCAGAACTCTATCGTCTTGGTGCCAAAGAGGATGATCTCGCCGTTATCTGCAAATACGCGCACCAGGCCATCCGGGTTCGATTCCGCGCTAGCAAAGTCAAGCGCATCCCACGAAGTCCCGTCCGCGCTGATATAAAAAAGATCGCTCCCCGTGCCGTCATCGACCACGAATTGTCCGTCGAGCCACGTCACGGTATTCGCCCCGTTCGGGAAGTCGCCATCCGAAACTTGCGCGAAGACCGCGCCGCTGATGGTGAACGTATAGCCGTTCGTCCCATCGACCATCAGGATCAGCGTCCCGTTGTAGGCGAGATCGACGCGCCCCGTGGTCGTGTTGAGCGTGCCGCGCGAAGTCCTGACGCCTGCGTTGTTCATTTCGTAGAACGTGCCGCGATGGACGTAGTAAAAGAGCGACCCGACCGCAATCCAGCCACGGATCGGCGTATCGCCGTTCTCATCAGAAAAGAGGTCCAGCCCCGGCGTGCCGTAGAACGCAACGCGCGACTTCTCGCCCTCCTTCTGGATTTCGGCGTACAGGTTCAAGTGTCGCTGCGCCGTGACGGTGCGCGACTTGCCGCTCTGGTTGAGGCCCCAGAGCGGGATGACGGTATCAGAGGCGCTATTACGGGTAGTCGCCATAGATATAGTCGCTGTAGCGGCGCGTCATGATCCCCGCTTCGCTCGACATGATGGGCGACGGAGCGTTCATGTGGCGCAGCGCGCGGCGGGCGCTTCGCGCAATGGCGATCACGCCGGGCGGGACGTTGATGCCGAACTCGGGCCCACCGAACTCCTCGGCAAGCGAGAACGCGATGGCGCGCTCGTTCCCCGGCGGGAGCGCGAGGTCCGTTGTCAAGGTAGAAAAGGATTGCAGCCGCTTCCACGAGCGCAGGTTGAACGTGATATTCGCGTTCGGCACGGGCCAAGCGTAGAGCGTGACCAGAGCAGCGCCGTACTCCGGGTACAGATACGCTGGGAAGCTCGAAGTCGTGGTCTTGTCCGGAATCGCGCTCCATGCGTCCACGTCGATCAGCTTTACCGGGTAATCCGTGCTGCTGATCGTGAAGCTGCAATCATCGGCCACCTTCGTCGGGAGGTCGGTGGAGAAATTGCCCCCTGAGCCTACGGTGCGCGATTGCTGGCTCGCGGTCCAGGTGAACTGCTCGGTGCGAATCTGGTAGACGAATAGCCGCTGGATTTGCCAGCTATCGAGCATCGCGTTCAAGGCCACAAGGCCATCTGCGCTCTCGTCCGCGTCCGGCGTCTCGCCCTTGCCGATCACCCCCGCGAGTCGCATCGCGCGGGTAATCAACGTCTGTGCGGTCGCCATTTACGTCCTCCGCGTGAAGTGCCTGCTCGCCAGTTTCCCCCGCCCGTCTGCGGTCTTGTTGTCCATGACGTTCGCAATCTCGTCGTTCGTCGCCCTCATGTCGGGCGCTACGCCGTACTTCTTGCGATGCTCTGCCTCAAGCTCTCCGCGATGCTCGCCCTGCGCCGCCAACTCCGCGCGCACGGCGTTCTCGATCATTTTGTCCGTCATCTGCTCGCGCGTCATGCGCAGCTCGCCACGGTTCTCCGTCCAGCCGGCGGACTTAGGCGGCGGCTCGTCATCGTCAAACAGCTTTCCTTCCGGAAAGTGCGGGTGATACCAGAATGATCTGCTCACGCGGCCTTCTCCTCGTCCACGGCCCGTAGCACGCGCCACGCGGCGTCGTATTGTTTCGGCCCCGTGTGCGACAACTCGATGTCCTGCACACCCCAGATATCGAACCCGGCGGCAATCGCGGCCATCGAGAAGGCGATATCCTCGCCGTGGAACTGATGCCCCGAGCGCCCGTGCGGGAAGAACTCGTGCTGCTCCCCGCCGTCCGCCCCGCCGAAGAAGTAGCAGGCGTCCGGCGTCAGTTCGCGCAGCTTCTCAAAGACGCGCCGCTTGATCCGCATGAAGCCAGTCGGCAGGTACTGCATTTTGACCAGCGCCGGGTCGCGCGGATTGACGACGCATGGGTTCCACATGAGGCCGGGGAACTGCACCTTGTCGGATTTGCAGCGATACAAGCCCCCGACGATATCCTCCGGGCAGCGCATGAGCGCCTTGAGGCCGTCGAGCGAAAAACCAACATCCGCATCGACGAAAACGAAGTCCTCCCAATCCGTGTTCTTGAGGAACCGATTGACGAGCGTATCGCGCGCCTTGCCGATGAAGGCATCGCCTGCGACGATATCGACGCAGATCGAGAGGTGCTTCTCGCCGCAGAAGCGCGCTGTTTCCACCAGCCCCGCAACGGTCTGGTACTGGAGCTTCCCGTCGTAGGTCGGAATGCCGATGTAGATGCCGGGGTTCATGCGAAGGCGTCCAGAACGTCCTCGATATCGGCGACGCGCAGCGTGCGAGAGCCGACTTTCCGCATTTCGGTATCGACCATCCCATGCGGAAGGCGGTAGATCGCGGAGCCGAATACGAAGCAATCCTCTATGGCCTGCACGTCGTACATCGCATAGGCAAGTCCAGCGTCCTGGAGTTTCTGATCGAGCGTCATGCAGCCTCCGCAAATGCGTTCTGCGGGCGCATCAGCGACTCGGCCTTGCGCTTTGCTTTCATGTACTCGGCGCTTGGCTCGGTTGCATCCGCAGCGCCAAACGCCGCCTCGTACTGCGGCACGTTCTGCAACTGCGCCGCGTCCGCGCGCTCAAAGAGCGCGATCAACTCCGGCTTGTCGCGCCACTCGACGCCAAGCGCAGCCGCAATGCGTTTCGCTTCCGCCACCCGCTCGCCGCGCGTGCGCGCGAAGACCGTGAACCAGAAGGCAAGGTCGCGCATCCCGTGCGTCGCGCCGCGCTTGTGAAAGAACCTCAACTGCTCGATGATCGGCATATCGCGCCCGTAGACGAAGCCGTGGACTTCCTTTAGCCACGTATCGGCGAACCAGAAGGGGAAGTGCTCGGGAAAAAACCGTCCCGCCGCCTTGACCCAAGCCGCAGACAAGACGATGGCCGTGTGGTTACGCGGGTCCTGGATTTCCTGCCAGCTAAAGGCGGGAACCTTATCCAGCACCCGCTTTGTGATCTCGTCCCACGCCGGGGCGAGCGCAAAGAGGTCATCTGCCCACGGCATGAAGGCATCGGCGTCGCTCTCGGCGATCAGGCCGTTGACGCGCGCGTTGACAAGCCCAGCGCCGGCGCAGTGCTCAACGTCCAGCGTGCGACCCGCCATTTCCAGCGTCGGAGCATCATCCGAATCGGCAAGCACCGTATAGCGCACCGTATGCGCGCCGGTTTCCAGCGCCCGCAGCGTCTCCAGCGTCGCCGCCAGCATCTTCGGGCGCTCGCGCGATGGAATCAGGACGTGGATTTTCATGCGGCTGCCTTCAAGGTCAGCAACTCCTCCGCCCTGCGCTTTGCCGCAAGGTATCTCTCGCTCGGCTCCCCGGTCTCCGCCTTGTTGCCTATCATGATATTGGCGAGCACCTTTTCATCCCTCTCGGAGTAGTGATCGAGCAGTTCCTTCAGCGCAGGGCCGCACGCAGGCTCCGGCAGACCAAGCCGCGCGGCAATCGCCTTCGCCTCCTCGATCCGCGTCGCTCGCATCGCGTGGTAAAAGTGGTTCCAGAACGGCAGCTCGCGCATACCCGTCGTAGCCGTGGGCTTATCGACGGCGCGGATATCGAGCAACTTTATGTTCGTATCCGTTGCCATGATCCACAGTTCGTACAGCCAGCAATCGTCGTACCAGAACGGGAAATGTTCCGTGAAAATGCGGCCCGCCGCCGCGCGCCACTTCTCGGTGACGATGGGCACGAGGGACATCTGGTCGGCCTGGTTCTTCCACCAGAAAACCCCGTGCGGCGTTTCCGCAACGGCCTTCGCTACTTCCTTGTCCCAATCGTTCGTGATGCAAAGCAGATCATCGGCCCAAACCGCGTAGGCGTCCGCAGGCCAATGCTCCGCCAAGTCATTCGCCACGCTCCCCAGACTCGGCGGGCGTGGCCCCAAGCGCATGGCAAGCGGTATGTCGTTCGATGCGTTCTCGACCAGAATTTTCGTCGGCAGGTCGTCATCATCGACCGCGACGATGTACAGCACTTCATTCTCAGCGCTCTGGCACATACGCAGAGAGGTAAGGGCGGCGGATAGTTGCCGCGTCCGGCCCCGCGAGGGGATCAAAACAGCGATTCGCACCGCCGCCCTTTCCGTCTTACGACTTCAGGCCCATCGAGACCATCGCGGTCCGAATCTCGTTCACAAGCGCGATGATGCCCGCGCTTTGCGCCGAGGTCAGGGTGAACGCGGTCTGCGTCGAGCTTGCCACCGTGGTCGCAACCGTTGCGTTGCTAAATGCCACTTGCACCGAGGGCGTCGCGCCCCAGAAGCCGAGCACCGAGGCGCTGGTCTTTCCGAAAACCGTGCCGTCCTCGAAAGCTCCGCCCAGGTACTGGTATGTCGGGTTGGTATT